AGATGCTATACAGACTCAGTATAAGGGTGATCCTGCGTATGGGCCTTATCCTGTAGATGGTGATACCTATACTATGGCCTCTGGGCATGAGGTTGGAGAATCAGATACCAGTAGACTTGCTCAAGGAATAAACTCAGAAAGTCATAATAAATTAATTGAACGTAGATCACGAAGACTACGAGGTGATCCTAGTATACCTCATGTTGAAGGTGATGAACATCCTCCAGAAGATCATACAGGTGTTCCAAAAGCAACTAAACCAAACCTATCTACTGTATCAGATATTGCAGAAGAAGACCCTAGAGGATTTTGGGAAGAACCTCAACCTAAAGGAATTGTAAAAGATGCAGATCCTTATACATCCGCTCAATATCCATACAATCATGTTCACGAAAGTGAGTCAGGTCATATACGTGAGATAGATGATAGCCCTGGTGCTGAAAGATTATTTACTCAGCATAAGTCAGGAACATTTGAGGAACTTCATACTAATGGTGATAAAGTTGTTAAAGTTATTGGAGACAACTATGAGATTATTGCTGGTGGTTCTAATGTTTATGTATCAGGTAGTGTTAATCTAACAATAGCAGGAACGGTAAGAGAATATATTAAAGGTAATTATCATTTAGAGGTAGAAGGAGACTATACACAAAAGATAGGCGGAAATATTCGCACTAAGGTTGGGTATAAAAGTGGTGGTAATGTTGAGGAAGAAATAAAAGGTAATCATGCATATAATATTAGCGGTTATGTGAGAGGTAATATAGGGCCCCTTGAAGAAGGAGCTGCGCCCGGCGCCGGTGATGTTGATATAAACATAGTTGGTGCGAAGACAGAAGTGATTGGTAAGATTAATAGAATTTATTCTGGAGATGATATGAAAATTACTAGTGACAAAGATTTATTTATCACTTCAAAAGATAATATGGTAGTTTCAACAACTTCTGGTATAATGTCATTTAAAGCTGGATCAAATGTAGATATGAGATCAACTTTATCAACGACAATTAGCTCAGGAACATCTATGCTAATTAACTCAACTACAACAAGGAAAGATACAATAGGAACAAGTTGGATTTCTACCACAGGAAAAACATGGACACATACATCTAGTGGCAACATTAAAATAACAGGTGGCCCAGATATTGACTTGAACCCAGTAGCTATTGAAGTTGATGAAGAATAATTAAAATGGCTCACGCATTTACTATAATTGATTCGTCTAATGAAAAGATAGTGTATACTAATTATGATGATATACCATTAGCAACATTGAAACACGTTATTAGTTTTATACCAGACTTAGGAACAGAAGAACAGTCGAATGAAATATTATTAGAAATAGATACTTTAAATTTTGGTCAAACAGATAAATTTGTTGAAGAGTCTGAAGAAAATAATATAGTTTTAGATGGTACTGATAGTTCTTCTGCTAATGTTGGTGATAATCTAATAATGGAAAATGCTGAAGGTAGAGATAAATTAGTACCAGAGAATTTTGCAGATGGTACAGAAAACCATTTAATATTAGAACTTATAGATGGGGATATTATTTTTGGGCCGTTTGTTAGATTAGAAACAGGAACAACAGATGTTTTATTAAATGAGACTGGTGGAAAGATTATTTTTGATAATATAGTAGGAGATGCAGTTGGTGCAGATCATTTTCATCCACCAGTAGGAGAACCTCATGCTGAAGGTGATAGCCATACGGAAGCAGAACATAGAGAGATTGCTTTGTGGAATTTTAAATTAAAAAAACTAATTACACAGGAGAGTACAAATGCCAGCAGTAACTAGAATAGGCGATGCAGATATACCACATTGCTCTGAAATGGTTAGAGCTATAGGTTCTCCAAATGTGTTTGTAAATAGTATTGCGGTAAGTAGACAAACAGATATTAATACAGTACATTTATTACCAGGAGCTCCATGCCCCCCTCACGTTGCACCTATTACTACAGGTTCAACTACAGTTAAAGTTAATGATTTGGGTTGCGGTAGAATTGGCGACAGTATTACTTCATGTACATCAGTTGCTGCTGGTAGCGAAAATGTTTTTGCAGGAGGATAGAGTATGATTACTGGGGGGTTGGCTGCGGCCAATGAAAAATTTAATAGTATTTTAAAACAGATAGATTCTACAACCATTATTGCGAAAGCAAATTCGGAAGTTGAAGCTTTGATAGCATCAACTGCAATTGGATCAGAACTGTCTGCTCTTGCAACAGATTTAAGAAGTCTAATTCCACAAGGTTTAGAATTACCAAATATTAATTTACAAGCACAATTGTCTAGTTTATCTGGAATTGCTAATGCAGCACAAGCTGCGGGTTTGTTATCAAGTATAACATCAAACTTTGGTGGAGCATTATCTGCATCTGGATTTAGTTTGAATAGTTTAGTCTCAAGTGCTGCTTCAGCTGTTGCCGCTGGTAAGAGTTTATCTTTTGATATTCCTAATTTTGAACTTCCGGCAGGTGGTGGTGATGCAGTTCAAAAAGCTATTGAAGTTAAGTTACCAGAAGATGATCCTGTTGAAGAAGTTCCAGCTACAATCCAAGAAAACTTAGCTCAAACTGCTGCAACAAATGCCGCATCAAGTTCAGTCATAGTTACATCACCAACTTTGCCTGAAGAAGATACTGAACAACTTACAATAGCAACTAAAACTACAAAAGTTACTCAAAATTCTATTACAGCAGAAGTGACAACTGCTGCCGATGCTTTTGAGGGTGATAAAAGAAAGAATATTAGTAAGGCTGGTTTTTCTACCAGACCTATTATTATTACTGAGAATGTTTTATTAGATAATGTTTCATCTGGGACTGCTGGGCCAGTTATAGAATTAAAACAAATACCAACAAAGGTATCATCAGTTAAAGGTTTTGATGAAGATGGTAGACAACGATTCATTATAGAGGAACCATTAAGGAAAGGTCAAGTAGGTAGGTTTGATACGTTTACTGTATCAGGAAAAGAAATATTAATTTCTGAGGTTCTAAGAAATTATACAGAAGCACCTGCTAGAAAACAACGTCGAGGTAAAGAAGGCCTTTCTTTTGTAGTGAGGTATCAAACTAACTCTACATATGACCCAACATACAAGGTATAAATATAGATATGTTAAAATAAACTCTAAGTTTCTTTATAAATAAATGTAAAAGGAATCTAACTTAATGGCTACATCAACCGCACATAGAGATGCACAAGGTCAAAATGATATAGACCGTAATGTGCGGCAATATAAAGATTTAGATTTGTTCTTTGCAAAGACACAAGCATCTAAGGATGTTAGAAAGGTTACAGATATAGCAGCTGTTAAAAGGTCTGTTCGTAATCTTGTTTTATTGAATCATTATGAGAAACCCTTTCATCCAGAAATTGGTTCTGGTATTAGAGATATGTTATTTGAGAATATGACTAACATGACAGCATTTATTCTTGCAAAAAAGATAGAAGATGTTATTGAAAATTTTGAACCAAGGGTTAAACTTATTAGTGTTCGTGCTGACCCAAATTTAGATCGTAATGAATATGAAGTGACAATAGAGTTCTTTGTTGTTAATGCACCGACAGAGCTTGTTGACTTAACAGTATTTCTAGAGGTATTACGATAATGGCAACAAACAATAAAAGATTAGAAGTAACAGAATTTGATTTTGATGATGTAAAAGAAAATCTTAAAATATTTCTAGGAGCTCAAAACGAATTTACGGATTATGATTTTGAGGGTTCTGGTATGAGTGCATTGTTAGATGTTCTTGCATACAACACTCACTATCTTGGTTTCAATGCAAATATGTTAGCAAATGAAATGTTTTTAGATAGTGCGTCATTAAGATCAAGTATTGTTTCTCACGCAAAAACATTAGGTTATGTTCCAACTTCTTCTAGAGCTTCAAAAGCAAAGATAGATGTTACTCTTAATACTAATGATATTTCGGTAACAATGTCAGCAGGAACTGTTTTCAATACTACTGTAGAGGATGTATCTTATCAATTTTCAACTATTGAAGATATAACAAAATCTAATATTGGTAATACTATTCCTTTTGTTGGAGTTGACATCTATGAGGGAACATTTATTACAACAAGATATACTGTTGATTCTTCTGATATAGATCAAAGATTTCTTATTACAAATAATAGAGCAGACACTACTACTTTGACAGTAAAAGTTCAAACATCATCTACAGATTCATCTTCTAATGTATTTACAGAAGCAACAGACATAACACAAGTAACAACTGGAAGTAATGTTTTCTTTTTACAAGAAGTGGAAGCTGGATTATTTGAAGTT